GTTCTGTCATAAACTTCTGCTGTTCTGGTGTTACTGTCTCACCTTGCAATACTTTTTGTAGTATCTTTTTGTTTGCTTCATAAGTTGCCACCTTTTTACCTACATACTGCAACTCATCAAGTGATAATTCAGATAGAAACTGCGTTCCCTCGCATATCTTTTTTATAATCATCGGAATATAAACATCTTTGTATATTTCCTCTATGTGTTTTGCAAAGATACCTCGTCTGTAATCGTGTAATCCACGCGCTTCTGATGTTACAAGTTCCTGTAATTTGAAAGGTGTGCCAGATGCAGGAGAATTACCCATGATTGCATCGTTTGCTGCGCCCATTGTCTGCGCGTGTGCTTCCCACATAGCAACTGAATTATCAAACACCTGTAAGTTACGAGGAAATGTATCAACTTGACCTAAATCGCCATCGCCAACATCAAGGATTTCAAGGTTTGAAAGGTCTCGCACCTTTTGTTTCTTTGCTAGTAGTGAGCTGTTTGCTCCTGTTGCTTTTAGAATAGTCTTAGATGCCGCGTCAAGCATATCCTGAATGCGTATCATGTCGTAGTTAATCCATACCTGTGCTTCAAATAGTTCTTCTGCACCTCCAAAACCTAATGCACGACCGAATACTGGGTCTCGCTTGATAAGTTTGAATGGTGACTTTGGTTCTAGTGCTGTGTAAAGAATAACACCCTGCTTGTCTGTACTGTTTTTCTTTTGATAGAAAGCCACGATATACAAACGAGTTTCGTATTCCTCTGATGTGTCAAATGGGTCTGCAAATCTTTTTGGCAAGTTTCCATGAACTTCAAACACTTCTACATATCTTCCTGTTGTTTTCTTTGACTTATCGTCTGATGCTTCGTTTGCTTTTTCTTCTTTTGAAAGTGCAATCAAATCCTTTAATGAGATTGTTGCGCCATTCTTTACATTACCCCAACCATATTCTGCCATTTCCATTAGTTGGTCTGGTGAATAGTAGTGTCTTATGCCAAGCGGTGCTGAAAGCATATCTGTCTGGTCACAAAATGCTAGTGTCTGTAATGGCACAACCTCACAAGCATAGGCAACTTCTTTTGATAGTCCTCCACCAAATAATATTCTTGATACATTCAACTCATCAAAGAAACTATCAAGGTCATATTCCTGCACGAATACATCATCGTGGTACTTTTTAATTAGGAATGATAAATGAAACTTATCTGGGTTATCAATGTAAATCTGCACATCTTTTAACTCAATATCTTCTGTTCGGTATTGTAGGTTTAGAATTGGTCTTGTGATGTTCTTTACAGGCTTGAAATCGTCTTTGCCTGTCATCAACTGCGAGTTGTTGTATAGGTCTGATGTCTTAACATGGTCATACATACACCAGTCGTATACATCGTTAATAGGTATAGGCTTCTTATAGTTTGTTTCTTGCGTTGTTATGTAGTCAAAAATGTCTACGTAGTTATTTATCATTTTGTTTTATGTCATAAATTATCCCCCTTGTTTCTAATAATAGTTTAGCGATTGATACTGCACTCTCTAATCCTGCGATTACCACTTCTGTCGGGTCAATTATATCGTCATTCATTTCAAACTCTCCCATGTTTATCTTTAATTGCTTGTTCGGGTATTGCATAGCCAAGTTTAATATCTTGCTAGATGTAATCAATCCAGCAAGAGTTGTTCCTGCACCTGCTACCACACCGCCTTTATATGCAACCTTAATAGCATTTGACGCATCTTCAACTTTGAATTGTAAAGCCTTAGCCTCGCTTTCTGTCTTAGCACCTACTCTGATGATAGCTACTGAATTGGTTAAGTTAGCCACTCGTCTGTCGTTTATCTTGTCTTTTTTTAATTCCTCTACTACTTCACTTATTTCAATCTTGTCTCCACCTCCGTCAATAATAGTTGTGTCGTCTAACCTTGATACAACTTTCTTGGCAAAACCAAAGTCTTTATCTTCAACTTTGGTGTCGGTGAGGACTTGTTTTGAGCCTGTGAGTAGGCATATATCATTCATATCCTGCTCATTTGCCTTGATAGCCACAAGTTTGAAACTACCTTTAATCTTGTTTAGAATTGCTGTTGTAAGTGCTTCACCGCTAAAATCTTTACAAAAGACTACTAGGTTGCTCTTGCCACCTTTAAGTACCATTTCCATAATAGGAACTATCTCTGCGTTATTAAAAAAGCTCTTATCTGTTGTTAGAATTACTGCGTCCTCTATAACGCACTTATCCCCGTCATTAGCCATATACGGCGATATAAAGCCACTTAGGGTCTTGTAGCCTGTAACTATCTCACTTTCTATGTTTGCGCGCTGTGAAGCCTGAACGTCAATCAATCCATTCTCACCTATTTCAAAGATAATTTCTGATAGTAGGTTAGCAATCTCTGCATTATCAAATGATATTCTTGCCACCTTTTCTAAATCTTCCTTTGTTTTTATGCTTCTGCTCTCTCCGATAATCATGGCAACTGCTTCCCCAAGTCCAAGTTCTAATTCCTTTACTATCTCTGGTTTGGTTTTATTACTCTTTTGCGCTTCCTTTAAGATAGCCTGTAAAAGTATAAGCGATGATGTAGTTCCGTCGCCGACTCGCTCGTTTGTCTTTACTGCTACCTCCCTGATGAGTTTCAGGACATAGTTTTCTGCTTCATCTTCCAATTCTAAGTCTTTTGCTATCTGCACTCCGTCATCAAGGACTGATACGCCATATCCTTTACCAATAATAATCTTATTACCTGATGCACCATAAGTAGGTTTTACAAGTCCAACCAGTGTATCAACTGCGCTCATAATCGTATCAAATGCTTTTTCTTGTATTATTTTCATAGTATTCCAAGGATATTACAATCACTCACCACATAATATAAATCACCATCAAGAGTTACCTCATCATATCCAAACTTAGAGAATAATACTCTGTCGCCTTCCTTTACGTCTTTATTACCTACAATCACCTCACCAATAACAGGTTTCTCTTGTGTCTTGTCTGACAACAAAATACCACTAGATGTCTCTGTGGGCTTGTCTTCTGGTTTAATCAATACTCTATCGTTTAATGGTTTGAACATATCTTATTTGTATTTTTTCTTTAGCGTTTTTTAATACTAGCAGGTTCTCAAACTTTCTTTTTCCAAAGTCTCCCAACATCTTCCAAGGTATTCCCCGATACTTATCCTTGTTCATATCAACTGTTACATACTTCATCGCAATAAATACTCAAACTGCTTTGCTAGGATAGGCTGTGAAATCTTCCGAAATAGGTTTCTAACTTTTACAGGATTCCAAGTTGCGTTCATAGACTTGCCATTGTAATTAAGTTCTATATATCCCTTAGTAAATATCTTGACTGGTGCTTCTATTGCTTTAAGTGCAATTAAAGCTGTCTCGCCTTCTCCTTTTAGGATTGTATTTCCTAGTCCAATGGTGATTGTAAATAGTTTCTTTTTTGATTCTGGTTTAGATTCAATCTTCATCTCAACTTTAGGAATAATGCCCACTACTTTTTTTGTTTTTTTGATTGCCATATAAATATATTATACCATAACTTTTAATTATCTTGCAGGGTTTTTCCGTTCAACTGGTCTATCATAAACCATATCAAAGTCTGCCACCTTGTTGTGCATTGATGCTATTGCATACGATACTGCGTCCATACAATTATGTGCAAGAATACCATTTGCTTGTAAACAATGAGTATCTTCAACTTCCATATTATAAGTTATAGGACAGAATCCTCTGGTAATCCCAATAATCTTCTTCGTCTGCCTTTCATTAAGCAATTCTTGGAACAAAATCTTCCTTTTGAATGATTGATAAGCGTTTCGTATTTCGTATGGCAATGAGAGCATTCTTTCGTGATAGGTTTTCTTCCTTCCCAACTTTTCTTTCCATGTTGCTTGTGCCACGCTATCCCCTCTTTTGACCCATGCCATATGCTCGCAAGTGGTCTTATTGTTTCCACCCATTTCTTTTGCCATGCTCTGCGTTTTGGTGTCATGTGGTCGCTCAAGTGGGCTGTTCTGTGTTTCAATTCCAAGTTCTCCAAAGAATTGTTTTCCTTGTTGTTGTCCTTGTGATGAATATGAAAGTTTTTGGGTATATCCCCGTAAGAGTCCCGCCAAATAACTCTGTGCAAATAATCCCTCTGCCCTTTGTAATATCCTTTGTAATACTTTTCGCCAGTATATTTTGTAAAAGTTATAGATTGAAATGTTGTCTTCTTCATACATACCTGATTGTATCATATCCCCAAGACAAAGCAACTGTGCCTCACACCAATTCTCGCTTACAAGCCTGATTAAATGGTCTGGTGTGATTGTAATTGTATCTCCATCATCAAAATCAAAGGTAATGACTTCGGTATCTTTTCTAGTCGCTCTAACATTATGAAATTTTTTAATTTTATTTAATTCAGAATATACATATCCTTCCTTTCCAACAAGTTCATCAATTCTTATTTTCCCTTTTGTTGTATAAACAAGAGTTTCAGGAGCAAAGCAGTGAGACCATGTATGTTCTGGTGTTCCTTTAGGGTTTCCGTCTTTATCTTCTGCCCATCTGTAATTCTCATAAGCTTCCCACAAGTTTATGCTTCTCTTGGTAACGTATATCTTCTTCTGTGATGTTACTTTTATTCTAAATGACACGCTGTCTTTGCCTTTCTCACAACCTACGACGTTTACACCAAACTGTCGTTGCTCTGCGATGCTCTTAGGTTCTGCGCTGTCTGCTACTGTTTGTATTTCAGAATGTCTGCCTGTAACCTTTAAGGCTTGCTCTGCTAGGTATTCGTTGGTGAGTTCTGTGCCATAGGCTAACTCATCAAGCACATAACTTCCGTTCCAATAGTAAACTGCCACAAGTGATGCAGGGTCTGGAAACCAGCCAAAGTCTTCACCAAGTTTAACCAAGCGCGCACCCGTTGGTAAATTGTCTATCTGTTGCCAACCTGTATATATCTTTCCTCTTACTTCATCAGGAGATAAGCCTTCTATGACTTGCCAATAATAAGCTGGATTGGTGTATTTGTACTGCTGATAACGAAATACAGTAGCCTCATCAAGATTAGGTAAGTTCTCTCTATAACTACCACCAATGTATAAAGCATCCTTTATTTCAGGTTTAATGACAGGTGTATAGAATCCTTGTGCTTCAAGATGTGGGATAAGGTCAAACCACTTCTTAATAATCCAGTGGCTACGAGGTGGAGTGTTCAATGTTAAGACAATCGTAATAGAACCTTTAACAGTTCGGAGTGTGTCGTCTAGTGTTCGGAACTCTGCTTCACCAATTTCTTCTGCTTCTTCTATCCATACGAGGTTATACCCTGCTAAAGACTTCAAACGTGCAGTGAGTGAACCACTAGATGCTCTAAAGCCGTGTGCTCGTAGTGAGTTCTGTCCTTTCTCTATGAACATATCATTCTCTGTTAAACGAAAGGCATCCTGTATACCCTGCTCACGTAATCTATCCATAATCTCACCCCAACATGATGCTCGTATATCTTCACGGGTTGCTCGCATAATAGCTCCTCGGACATAATCCTTTGAAAGTAGTTTAGATACTACATAGCGTGATGCAGTTCCTGAACGTCCATTACCACGACCTCCCATGATGATGACATAGCGTACGTTGCTATCTTTCTCCCATATACATACGTGGGATTCATGGACTTCAAATGAAACAGTTATTCCTTTATTTTCTGACATTGATTTCTAGCCCTGCTATTTCAAGCTTTCCACTAAGTTCTGTTTTAGAATCAGCTTTACCTTCACCCATTTCCCATACCACACGCTTGTCTAATCCTTCTAGGTATTCTTCACGTTCTTCATCAGTCATTGCAGCTAGTTTCTTCTTTACATATTCCTTTAATGAGAAGGTACCAGGCTTCCTTCCTTTAGGATTACCACTCTGTCCTTTCTTATATAACCAAGGTCTGCTATTTGTCTGTTCTTGCAGTTCATCCATATATCACAAATTATACCATGTCTATTACAACCTACGCAAGTCTACTGTCATGCAGAAGATACACTTATCCATTGACTTAGGTGTTGGAATAAACTTTTTAGTGCATGAAGGACATATCTCTGCCTGTACTGGTAATGGAAGCCATGATGTTGGTGGGTTTAGTGTTGCCATGCGTAAATTATATCAAACGTATAGTGCGTGTATATAAGTTAGTGTGGATAACTTTGCGAGCAAGAGACCATCTTAACGGCATCTAAATTATATGAACAATTTATCTATCGGAAAAGACAGTCTGCTGATAACAAAGGTTTTTATCCTAACCCCTCTATCCAAGCTACGGGTCGAATCGTAGGGATAAAGGAGATGTAATACTCCTCCCATTTCAGAGAGAAGGGTTAAAATAAAATAACTTTAATAAGTATAAAACAAAAATTACTCCCAATCAAGAGAGTAACTTTATTTGCGAATATTCTCCTCCGATGTTTTCAAGCTATAAGAGGTAGACTTATATGGTAGCACAATAGTTATTAGATGTAAAGGACTTGCACAGCTTTTAATTATGGTATACTTTATTCACCTCATTACACATAAAAGAGGTGGTGTCACTCAAGTAATGAGGTGTGGCACGACCTCTTTTGTGTTAACAGGTACTTTATTAGTAACCTTATAAATTAAATGGCTAAGACCAGAATGGTGAATACGAGATTTTGGAGCGATAACTTCGTTTCAGAACTCAATCCTTTGGATAGGTATTTATTTTTGTACTTTCTAACAAACGAGCATACAAATATTTCAGGGATATATGAACTTCCTTTGAAATCTATGGCGTTTGAAACAGGTATAGAAATAGACATGTTAAAGAAGATGATAAAGAGACTTTTCGGTAAGGTTTTCTATTTGGATGGGTGGGTTTGTATAAAGAACTTCCAAAAGCACCAATCGACGACTAGTACGACAGTAAAAAAGGGTATTGAGATAGAAATGGCTAAGATACCCGATAATATTAAGAAAAAGATAGAGGAGGTATACCCTATGGATACCCTATCGGGAGGTATCATATATCTTAATCTTAATTCTAATCTTAATTCTAATTCTAATAGCGACGGCAAGCCGTCACCAAGTGTAGAAGAATCTAATGAACTTATTAAAGTCATAGATGCTTTCAAAGAAGTAAACCCAACAGCTTACAAGAAGTGGTACGTCAATAAAACTCAAAGGAAGTCTGTTAAGAATCTACTAGCCTTAAAAGGGGTAGAGAAGTTGCTAGATGTTATTGCGATACTTCCTAAAACTAATAACCAGAATTATTACCCCAAAATAACTTCTCCTTTTGAACTTGAGGAAAAATGGTCAAAGCTAGAAGCAACTTTAATGGCAAAGAAAGACGAAAAATTAAAAGCTAATAAAAAAATATTTATATGAAATACTTTAAAGTCCACCTTGGATATGAAACTTCAATAAGAATAGATGAGACAGAACTTGAAAAGGTAATATCAGCACAACTAACAGATGGAATAGCAGTTTTAAAAGAACACACAGTCAAAGGTAACTACATCTCACTTGTAGAACCAGACTATGTTCGGGCTATGGGTTGGAATGAAGGATATAAACCAAACAGCGAAGACTGGGGTTATATCAATGGACGATGTGGAGAATATAAAGGCTATATCGAATCTATTAAAAATAATATTATCGCTCGCTTAGAAGGGAGACCCGTAGAAGAAACCAAGAAGGTTGTGGAATCGGGCACGAAAGGTATTAAGTCGATAGGCGAAGTTTTGGATAGATTGTAAGGGGAAGAAATAATATGAAAATACTAATAGCATGTGAAGAAAGTCAAACAGTCTGTAAAGCATTTAGAGATAAAGGACACGAAGCCTACTCTTGCGATATTTTACCTTGTAGTGGTGGACATCCTGAATGGCATATACAAGGTGATGTATTACCACTACTAAAGAAGAAGTGGGATTTAATAATTGCTCACCCACCTTGCACATATCTTACCAACGCTGGGGCGGTTCATTTGTATCCTAAAAAGGTTTTGAACACAGATAGATTGATAAAAGGAATAACAGCAAAACATTTCTTTATGGAGTTCTTGGAATCAAATTGCGACAAGGTTTGTGTAGAAAATCCAATACCTTCTAAGGTATTTGAATTACCACCTTATACGCAGGTAATACAACCTTATGAATATGGACACCCATTTCAAAAGAAAACCTGTTTGTGGCTCAAAGGACTTCCACCATTAAAACCTACAAAGATAATGGAGGAGAGACAAAGTACAAAAATCGCAGGGAATTGGTTTAATAAAGGAGGTAAAGACCGTCAAAAGAACAGGTCAAAGTTTTGGCAAGGTATAGCCGATGCTATGGCAGAACAGTGGGGGTAAATAGACTGTGGATAACTCATGTTGACACCCAACGTCGGATAGTATATATTTGTAAATGTAAGGGTCGTATTATCAAAATAACAAACATCATTATGAAAAAAACATTTACCAAGGATATGTTAGATGAAATGGATTGGGGAAATAGTTTTGTCAAAGACTTAAAAAATACTGAACGCAATCATCAAAGGTTAGTAAACGCATCATGGTTCTTTCTAGGAGTTATCGTTACATTAGTTACTATTCACTTTTTAATTATTAGCCCACTACTTAATTCACTTATATGACAATAGAAAAACTTAAAGCACAGATGGAAGAAATATCAGGAGCTTGGAATGGTGATAATCCAGGAACACAAGAAGACAATGCACACATAGCAAATGAAGTGCTAGAACACATTACAGCAATAGAAAAACTAATTGACGAATTAAATGATGAGCCAGCACAACCAGAGAAAGTAATTGCAGGAGTAGAATTTACAGAAATCCTTAGCCTTATAAATAAACTAAGAATATGACAAACCCACAAGAAACAATCATGGAACAGTTCAAAGTAATTGAAGATGCAGTCAGAGAGTTAAAAGAGATGATGGAGACACCAGCAACTAAAGAAAGTCTAGGTTCAACAGGTTCTTACATTGGTAACATTCCACAGGGATATGACAATGAGGGTAACACTTCATTTTACTAACATGAACACCATAGAATATAGCGATGACATTCAATCATACATACTGGATAGCGGAGAAGTTCTTGAACTAGACTACACACCTAAAAAGATAATTTACTTCCACAAGGAGGAAAGCATAATGGATACATTGTATCAGTCAGCATTACAACAGAGAGCAGACAGGATAGAGAACGATTATTTTACTCAAAGAGGTTAATAATAAATTATATGGAAACAATAAAAGACAGAGTTAAAAAAGTAAACGAGATATTAAAGGCAGGCGAGCCAAAAAACTTTAGTGCAGACCATAAAGGTTACACAGGTTACCGACCTCAACACATCATAGACGCTATCAACTCAGAGTTTATCGGAGAATGGAAAACCGAGGTATTAGAACATCACACATACCCTACAAAAAACAAGAAAGGTGAAGATGTAAAAAATGCTTTTGTAAAAATACGAGTATCATTACTTGGTTCAACACACGATGCTTTTGCTTCACACCCTATCTTAGATGACGTTGGAGATGCTTTTAAGTCAGCACAGACAGATGCTATGAAGAAAGCACTTGCACATTGGTCAATAGGTAATCGGGCTTATCATGGTTTATTAGATAACAAATAAAATATATGGCTGATACAAAATTCGCAAATGGTATGAGAGTAGAAAAACCTAGAGACAATGCACCCGACTTTGTAATTGCAAAAGCATCTTTTGAAGTAGAGAGCTTTAAGAAGTACCTAGACGAGAATATAAATCAAAGAGGTTGGGTAAACGTAGATATACTACGAAGTAAAGAGAAAGGCACATACTACGCTGTAACAAACGATTACAAGGCAGACATGACAAAACCCACGTCACTATCAAAAGACGCTGTGGAGGACATACAGAAGGCTAGGGAGGCACATAATGAGGGAGTAGACTTGAATTATAATGATGAAATATCAGCATCAGAAATTCCATTTTGATATGAAAATCCCAGCATACTTTACAGGGTTCTCATCAAAAACAGATGGAAGTGCAGGGCTTAGGTTTGCTACACAAGAAATATCGGCAGACCAATTTGGCGAGTTCAAGAGACTTCTAAATAGTTTTGGCTGGTTAGTGTTTGAAGAAGGGGAAAACTTACCAGAAGTACCTAAAGAAAAGATAGTAGACGGCAGAAAGTCTAAGGCTCAAATACTTCGTGCGGTGTTATGGAGACTACACGAGCAAAATAATGGGAAACCAGAAGATGCAGATGCTCATTATGATAGACAAATGGATATTATTATAGAAGATTATAAATCAAAATTAGACTGACATGAGTAAACTAAAATGTATAAAGTGTGCAATCAGTTTTAAGGATAGAAATGACCCTGAAGAAGAAAAAGTAGTAAATAGAGAGCTTTGTTTCTATTGCAACTTAATTTGGAAAATGTTTGCAATTTTTGTAAATGGAATACCACCCAAATGGAATAGAGATGTTTATTTAAGGTTAGATAACCTCCATATTATAAAAAGAAAAAAATATGAACACAAAAACAAAAGGAAAATTACTTGAAAACTACGTCGCAGACCAGATACGAGACAAGGGTATAGACGTTCGTGCTAGAGCTGAAATGTCTAGCGGTGCAGGTAATAGAGAGAAAGGTGATATATGGACTTCCATGATGATACTAGGACAGAATGTAGGTATTGAATGTAAGAACCAGAACACTCTAAAGATTCAAGAATGGTGGAGACAGACAAAGAAGCTGGAGAAATTATCACGAGAGCCTGTACTTATATTCCATATAGAGCATGAACCCTTTGGAGAGACTAAGGCACTTATATATCTTGATACCTTACTGGAATTAGTGAAAGAGAATATGGATATGAAAGAGAAATTACTAGCATTAGAGAAACAATTATGAAAAATGAAATGGATAGGATTGCCGAGTTTGTCTGGGATTTTACAAAAGTCATCTTTTTATTTGTAACTTTCCCTATTTGGATTATCCCCTTATTGATAATAAATCATTATCAATGACTAAAAAACTCACACCATCAGACATGGGTAAACTTTCCCATCAAAAGATGAAGGAAAGACTAGGAGAGGAAGGGTATAGAGAGATGCAGTTGAGGAAGAGTTTGAAAGCGAAGATGGCGAGGGAGTTGAAGAAGAGACACGCAGTATTTACAGCACAACTTGAAGTAAACGAGTGTGTTCTTAAAATGAAGAAGGGTGTGGATAAGTCATTCGACAAAGAAAGTACACAAGATAAAATATAACTATGACCAAGATAAAACCGATAAAAGCACTTGCACTTATAGGTAAAAAGAAAGTAATAGAACCGACGTGGATAATAGCAAGTAAGAATAAGAAGGAGTACATCTTGAAAGAAGGAGAAAAGTGGCAAGATGTAGAGGTGAGACCAATTACTAATAATAAAAAATAACATGAACCAAACAAATAAAACACTTAAAGATTTCACAGTAACCGAACTAAAAGCTATCGCATATGAACAGATTGTGCAGATAGAGCAGTACCAATTAAACATTAAAGCTATTAATCAAGAGATAGCGTCAAGACAAGTTCCACCAACACAGCCTGAAGTAGAAGCTAAATAACATGAAAGAATTTACCACTATAATAGTATGTATTATATCAACATTTCTTTTTAATGCTTTCTTAGATGTTCAATTTGGAATAGCTTTTGGAATCTCACTTATTCTTTGTTTATTAACAATAATCTTAGCAAGACAATGAAAGACCTATATGAATTCATTTTAGCGATAATACCAACTATAGTTATATTTATCGGGATTATCTTGTTTTACCTCTTCATAACTGTCGCTCCGTTTGTCATTATTATTTGGGTAGTATGGAAATTATTCTTTAATTAAATAACATGAAAGACACACAAGGAAACAACATAACAGAAGAAGAGTTTACTAAGGATATAGGGCATGGAGTAGTAGACCCAGAGGAAGAAAAGATTTCCCCAGAGATAACATTAACAATGTAATAAATGAAAAAATGCATCATCTGTAAGTCAATATTTCCAAAAGAAGTGGAGACTGTATGGAAGTTTACTTGTCACAAGCAAACTTGTTTTAATGCTTTACTAAGAAAAAGAAATAAGAAAAAGAATAAGATGAGGAAGAAAGCTAAATTTTTTTTGAACAAGACCAAGGTTTGAAGCCTTCCTTTAAGAACATTCCGTGTGCGTAGTCTATGTTGTTTCTTGGATTTTCTAACCATTCCCTTGAAGGTCTTGTAAGAGCTAGGTTTCCATGTAAATTTATTTGATAGATGCCAATACTAAAATCTTTCCCTTTACCATTAAAAGCCTTTGCAGACAGGTTGCTTTCACAGACGGCTATGGCAAGAGCATGTTCTTCTTGACCTTTCCAGTCTTTACTTTTTATATACACAATAATCCCTTCTTTGGTAGAAAGGTCGGGTTGACTAGTTAAAGTCGCTTGTAGGGCTTCCTGTGACGTTACAGGGGCTTCTACGGGGGTATTAGGGGTAGCTAGTCCTATGGCTGACATAAGACTTATACCTATAAGAGTTGTGATTATATTTATATTATTTCCTCACACAAGGTGCAAAGCGGTGGTGCGGTAGTTAATGAAGTGAACCCTCTAATGAAATGTTTACCCATGGGCATGGTTTTCATTAAAGAAAAAAATTATAAGAATCCTTTTGATTCCAACTCCTCACCCTTACGGAGAGGGTTCACGTCACTAAGTTATGAAATATCGGTCATGTCGGGTAACCACCATTATAACACGTCGCTGTTATCTTCCAAACTCCCCCCCTGTATATCAAGTCCTTTATGTATGATTATTCTTGTTACAGAAGGAGAGACTGGAAAATATCCAGTCATTTGTTTAACTAAGTTTAACAGGTTCGCTTGTGACAAAACGTAGAAATATGTCTAATAGGGATTTTGCAATTATGATCGCACCTACGTCTGGGTATGTTGATGAAAATATAACTAATGCACCGATGACTGCCTGAAGCATTGCTATCCAAAATGTCTTACTTGAAAATATTGATTTCATATTATTTTGTTATTGATAAGGTTCCAGTCCCTTTCGGGTTCGTTGGTTAAAAGAGTAGGTGTCTGTCACACAC